CCTCGAGCGCGGCCCGCGCACTGACCCGTCCTCATAGGTTTAAACCAATTAGTGTGGATATTAGTGTGTTAGATATTTAATAATTTAAACCTACTAAATAGTCATAACTAGTAGGAGATATTATGGCTGAACTCTTTGGATTTACTGTACAACGATCAAATAAGGATAAGGGTGGAGAAGTAACATTCTCTACCCCAACTCCTGATGACGGCACTATCGACGTTGCTGGCGGTGGTTTTTTTGGTCAAATCCTTGATACAGATGGTAGAGAACGAACTGATTTAGATTTAATCCGGCGGTATCGTGATATTGCTCAACAAGCAGAGTGTGATACAGCAATTGAAGATATCGTAAATGAAGGTATTGTTTCAAATCAAAACGACCAAGCAGTACAAGTTACTTTAGAGCGATTACCCTTTCCAGAAAAAATTAAAAGAAAAATTAGATCAGAATTTGAAGAAGTTTTACGTCTTCTAAATTTTGATCAAAAAGGCCACGATATTTTTAGGCGCTGGTATGTCGATGGAAGAATTTTTTATCATAAAATTATTGATACAAAAAATCCAAGAAAAGGAATTACTGAATTAAGATATATTGATTCAACTAAAATTAAAAAAGTTAGAGAAGTTAAAAAAAATATTGATCCTAAAACTGGTGTTGAAATGGTTGAAAAGATCGATGAATATTTTATATACAACGAAAAAGGATTATCTTCTGCTGGATTGTCTGGCACGGGCCAAGGTGTAAAAATTGCATCAGATTCTATTACTTACGCCCCTTCTGGTTTGATCGACGGTAATAGTGGTAGAGTTATTTCCTATCTACACAAAGCTATTAAGCCTGTAAATCAGTTGCGTATGATTGAAGACGCGCTTGTTATCTATCGTATCTCTCGCGCACCAGAACGTAGAATTTTCTATATTGATGTTGGTAATCTACCCAAGATTAAAGCAGAACAATATCTCAAGGATGTAATGAATCGTTATCGCAACAAGCTTGTGTATGATGCTACTACGGGTGAGATTCGTGATGATAGAAATCATATGAGTATGTTGGAAGATTTCTGGCTCCCGCGACGAGAAGGCGGTAGAGGAACAGAGATTACAACATTACCTGGCGGTTCTAATCTTGGTGAAATTGATGATATTCAATATTTTCAAAAGAAATTGTATCGTTCTCTTAATGTGCCGATTTCTCGTATGGAATCTGATGCTGGATTTAGTCTTGGTAGAACAACAGAAATAACAAGAGATGAATTGAAGTTTACAAAGTTTGTTCAACGGGTTCGTAAGAAATTTGTTCCCATGTTTACAGATATTCTTAGAACACAACTTTTATTGAAGGGTGTTATTGCAGCAGAGGATTGGCCGAAGATACAAGAACATGTTCAATATGATTTTCTACAAGATGGACATTTTGCAGAAATGAAGGATGCAGAGCTTCTTGAGGGCAGATTAAATTCGTTACAAACTGTTGAATCTTATATTGGAACATTTTTTAGTAAAGAGTGGGTTTTGAAAAATGTTCTCCGTATGAATGATGCAGACGTTGACGAAATGAGAAACCAAATCAGAAAAGAAGCTGACCTTGATCCGATGGACGGCGGTGTTCCAAGTGACGGTGGTGATGGAGTTTCAAGATATCCAACTGATGCCTCCGGCATGGCAGTTGATCCAGAAATGGATGTTGGGGATAGAGCAAAAATGGCAATGGGTATTCCGCCAGAAGGTGAAGAAGAAGAAGAGCCAGTAGAAGATGAAAAAGATTTTCATGTTAAGAAGAAAGGAAATAAATAATGAGTAGAGAATTTGTGGACGCGCTTGCAGCAGGAAATAATTTGGAAGCAGAAAATGTGTTTAAAAATACGATTTCTACAAAAGTTGGCGATGCTCTTGAACTTAAAAGAAAAGATGTATCAAAGGGTTTTGTTTCTGCTAAATTAAAAGATGAAGAACCAGAAGTAAATGACTAAAAGTTTTGATAAAATTTATAGTTCAACTGTATTGGAAAGGGATGAACATAAAAAATCACGGCAGTATAAAAAACTTTCTCCGAAAATGAAGAATGCTGTTGATGAAATATTTGGAATTATGGATTCTAAACCCTCAGATTTCCTAAATACTTTTGAGAAAACTATACGAGAAGTATCAAAAAAGTTTAAAGTTTCTGAAAAAGAACTTATGGATTATTTTGAAAAAGAAATGTTATCAATTTAGGAGTAATGAATAATGGCCTTTAAATTAATTAGACATTGTGGAGGAATCACCGCCTCAACGATGGGAGATGACGCTGCACACGGCCTTTCACTTACAACATTATCTCCTGGCGGAGGTTATAGAGTTAGTGAATATGGTGGAAACGATTGTTTTGTTAGAATTACTAATGAAGGAACTGCGGTTACTGCTACAACTGGACATTATTTAAAGGGCGGAACTTCTATTTTTATAATTCCAGAAGAACGTCCTAAATCAATTTATATCGCTTCAGCAACACTTGCTGATCCGGCTGTTTTATCAGCTGCGGGTAGTGTATCAGATCATGGTTTTATTGTTGGTGATCAAGTAACAATGAAGGATTGTAGTGTAGCTGCATGGAATACTCTTATAACTAATGTAAATGTATCTGCTGTTAGCGGCAAGACTATTACAATTGCTCCTGATTCATCCTCGACAGCAGCTTTTACAACAGGAACATTACGTTCTAATTTTACAATTTCAGCAATTAATGAAACTGCTGGATCAGATGCAGCTATATATGTAGAAGAAGTTGTACAGGGTCATCCCGGCTTATAAGGATAGTGTGTTATGAATACAGTAAAATTATTTTCAGAAGCAGTAGAACAGGATGTAGAGTATATCTGCGAAGAAAAAGAAGATGGTAAGAAGAGTTATAAGATTCGCGGTATCTTTATGCAGGCAGATGTTAAGAATCGGAACGGCCGTGTATATCCTTTAGATGTTCTTCAGAAAGAAGTTGCTAAATATAATAAGAATTTTATTAAAGAAAATAGGGCATTTGGAGAACTGGGGCATCCTGAAGGTCCGACAGTAAACCTAGAAAGGGTGTCACATATGATTACCTCGTTGGCCCCTGATGGTAAGAATTTTATTGGTGAAGCAAAGATTATGTCTACACCAATGGGAGAAATTGTAAAGAATCTCATGAATGAAGGCGCAAAATTAGGTGTTTCTTCTAGAGGAATGGGTAGTTTAGACCAAAAAAATGGCGCCAATTATGTAAGAGATGATTTTTATCTTGCAACGGCTGCTGATATTGTTGCAGACCCTTCCGCACCAAATGCTTTTGTAGAAGGTATTATGGAAGGAAAAGAGTGGGTTTGGAATAATGGTGCGCTTATCGAAGCGGAACTTGTAGAACTTCGTCAAAAATTTGATGTTAAAAAACGCCTAAGAGATGCAAAATTTGACGCTTTAGAGTTTGCTAAGTTCCTCAAAAGATTATAATTTATAAATATAACAACAGCAAAAGGTAAGGAGATACATCCTATGTCAGAATTAGAAAAAACAATTGAAGAACTTGAAGCAGAAGTTCTAGCTGAGCTTGAGGAAGCGGAAGACCCCACTAAAAAGGGTGCTGCTCCTGCTGAGAAGGCTGATAAAGTTAGCGGTAAGACCCCTGGCGGCGAGGTTGAAGATTTGGGTGGTGCCACTGCCGATGAGGATGACCCTCAAAAGAAGAATATGATTGGTAAGAAGGCCGGCGATAGCGGTGATGAGGCTTCTGGCGATCCTGCTCAAAAGGGTGAAGGGAGTCCTGATAAGCCTAAAGCGGTTTCGGGCACTTCAGATGAAAAGAAATTAAGGCCTGGCGCGGGAAAAAACGCGGGCCCGTCAAAACTTGCTGCCGGTGATGAAGTATATCACGACGGCGAGGCGCTTGCTGAGAGACAAATGCCTAAGACCAAGAGAGAAATGGTAGGCAATCTTACAGCAGCCATGTCTAAAATGAGGAAATCTGAAATGGAAAACCTCTATGCTGCGTATCTCGACAGTGGTGATGAAGCTCCTGAAGAGACAGAGGAAGAGAAAGAAAAGGCTGAAGCAGTTGAAGCTCGCATTAAAGACATTGATGTTAAGGAAGATGTTCATGCTTTGATGAATGCAGATGATAGCCTTTCTGAAGATTTCAAAATTAAGGCTGCAACTATTTTCGAGGCAGCAGTTAAGTCAAAGGTACGTTCAGAGATTGAGCGTATTCACGAAGAGGTAGGTTCTGAAAAAGATAAAGAGATGGATATTTTTAAAGAAGAACTTACGGAAAAAGTTGATACATACCTCAATTATGTTGTTGAGGAATGGACTAAGGAAAATGAGTTGGCAATTGAACGTGGTTTGAAGGGTGAGATTGCAGAAGACTTTATTTCTGGATTGAAACAGTTGTTTGAAGATCACTACATTGATGTTCCAGACGAGAAGTATGATGTTCTGGAAGCTCAATCTGAAAAGATTTCCGAACTAGAAGAGAAGTTGAATGAGACAATGGAAAAGACTGTTTCTCTTACTTCTTCTAATTCTAAACTAGTTCGTGAACAGGTTATTTCTGAAATTTCTGAAGATTTAGCCGATACCGAAATTGAAAAGTTTAAGTCTCTTACAGAGGATGTTACTTTTACGGATGAAGAGTCTTTCCGTGAAAAACTTAATACCTTAAAGGATAGTTATTTCCCGAAAGCCCCTGTAGTAGAACAAACTATAGATGATGAAGATGGTAGCACCGCACAGGACGTTGATACGACAGATGCAATGAAATCGTACTTGTCGGCCATCAGTCGTAATCAAAAGGCGAGTGCATAAAACATTATATTAACAGATGTAAAATAAAAAGGAGAAACAAAAATGTTTCAAACAGAACATCTACAAGAAAAGTGGCAGCCAGTCCTAGAACACCCTGATCTTCCACCGATTGCGGATTCTTATAAGCGGGCAGTTACCACTCTCATCCTAGAGAATCAAGAAGCTGCTTTAAAGGAAGATCGTGGTTTTCTTTCGGAGACTGCTCCTACTAATAGTACTGGCGGTCAGTTTGATACTTGGGACCCAATTCTTATTTCCCTAGTTCGCCGTGCAATGCCTAATCTGATTGCATATGACGTATGCGGCGTGCAGCCAATGACAGGTCCAACGGGCTTGATCTTTGCTATGCGTTCCGTTTATACTTCGATGGATGGTGCTGAGGCTTTGGTTGACGAAGCAAATAGTGGTATTTCTAATGATGATGCCGCTGGTAACTTGACTTCTTCAGCTATGACAGGCAGCAACCCGGCAATCTTGAACGATAGTCCTTCTGCTGGTACTTATTTGTCGCCAACAGGTATGACAACTGCACAAGGCGAGGCTTTGGGCGACAGTTCAACTAATGCTTTTGCTGAGATGGCTTTCTCGATTGAGAAGTCAACTGTTACTGCTGTATCTCGCGCCCTCAAGGCCGAGTATACAATGGAACTTGCTCAGGACTTGAAGGCAATTCACGGTCTTGACGCCGAGACAGAGCTTGCTAATATTCTTAGTTCTGAAATTCTCGCGGAAATCAATCGTGAGGTTATTCGTTCTCTGTATATCACTGCTGTCAAGGGTGCTCAGATCAATACAACTACTGCTGGTATCTTCGATCTGGATACCGACTCAAATGGTCGTTGGTCAGTTGAGAAGTTCAAGGGTCTAATGTTCGCTATTGAGCGTGATGCCAATGCGATTGGTCAACAGACTCGTCGCGGTAAGGGTAACATGATCATCTGTTCTGCTGATGTTGCTTCTGCGCTTCAGATGGCGGGTGTTCTGGATTATACTCCTGCTCTTAATAACAATCTTAATGTCGATGATAGCACAACTACATTTGCTGGTGTTATGAATGGTCGTTATAAGGTTTATGTTGATCCTTATGCTGCTAACGTAGCTGCTTCTCAGTATTATGTTGTTGGTTATAAGGGCACTTCGCCTTATGACGCTGGATTCTTCTATTGCCCATACGTTCCTCTACAGATGGTTCGTGCGGTTGGTGAGAATTCCTTCCAGCCCAAGATTGGTTTCAAGACACG